TCAAAAACAAAAAGCTCCGAAACCCTTTATTATAAGTAGTTTCGGAGCTTTGCTTGAGGTTCCTGGCGTACTACATTCAGCACTAACACTCTGTAACTTACCTCGGAAACGGGCTACAAACATAACCGGATCCAAAACCATTTCTTCGTTTTTAGGAGATTTTTTATCTACTACTATTTTCACTATTTATTTAGGGAATTTTCCCCCTTTAATAACCGTCATCCTGTTTTAACTGCGGAATTATCAAGTAATTCCAACTTAGTTTTCAGCGATGCATTTTCAACAAGTAATCTTCTGTTTTCACATTCTAATTCCTTATTCCTATCACGTAGGAAAAAAGTTAATCTATCATCATTATAGCTATCAGGAATATCGGATGTATTATCAATCAGATCATTCACATACATTGTGCCTCTACCAGTCATTAACCATTCAGCACTCAAGCGTGTGTAAGCACATAGAATACGTTCTATACTATCAGAATTCATAGATGATCTATTCTTTAACGCCTTACCTACAAGTCCATTTGAAAGACCTGCTGTAACAGTCAAACTATTAGAATTCAAACCTTCAGTTTTCATAAAAAACTCAAGTCTATCTATAAACGTCTCTTTAGCAATAGAACTATTCTCCATTATCTATTTCAATTTATAGAACAATTCGCAATAAAATATTCATTTATTAGAAAAGTTCTCGTAAAAACATTTGCAAATAGAGAAAAGTTCTCTATATTTGCACAGTGATTTCAAAATTAATGCAACAAATGTACAACAAAACTAGAACATCTGCAATAGCGAAAAAACGCTATTCATTCAAAAAAGGATATCTACAAGTATCCTTAGAGGAAAAAGATAAGCTCAAATCAGATTTGATAGAGGTATTAAACAACCCCTCAAGGTCGTACTTCTCCAAAAAGCTAAATGGTGGGATCATTGATATATCTGTAACCCTATTCTCAGCCATTACAGAAGTATTTAAAAGATATGATATAACAGACTGTTGGACTATTGAAGAACTATAGTTATGAACTTAAAAGCCGTTCTTGCAAAACGAGAAAATGAAATAGCCGAATGTATTGCTTGGGGAGGTTCATATAAAGAAACCGCTTCATTACTTCAGATCAGCGTACGGACAGTTGATAACATTCTTCGAAAAATCAAAGAGAAATTGGGTGTTAACAAAATCAACGAAATCGCAGTATGGTGGTTTTGTACGCATCATGATATCAGCTTAGACTTATCTCCATTTGTAAGGCGACAAATATCAGTCATACTGCTCTTCCTATTTGTTGGAGGAGAAATCACAATTATAACAGACTCATCTTATACTGTCCGACGTTCCCGCAGAACTCGCACCGAATATCGAGTCAGAAGACAGGAAACTTCTATTAATCAACCATATATTATTTAATCAAATTACGCATAAGGAATGCGTCCGGGACAGCCCCGGTATTTTAGTTATACATGTTCTATATCAAATAAAGAAATAGAAGTTTGACATTATTAATCATTTAAAAGCCGTGCTTAAGGAGGCATGTAGGGTATCCAGTCCCTGGTTAAGGTTTGTTACACAAAGATTTGCCGGGTGAAATTCCCGGCATATGGGTAATGGTGTAAGGTAGCACAACGGAGTTTTCAGCATTTCTCTGCTGGCTGGGTTCGATTCCCAAATACCCACAATTTCTATTACTAACATAAAAACAAACGTTATGGAAAACTTTAAAGAAACAGAAAAACGGATAACTTCCGCAATGATTGAAATTTCAAATATTATCAAATCAAACGAAATGAGTGCTCTTTGTTTATTATATAAAAAACAAGGTTCTATCATTGCCACTCCCACAGTGATTACAGGTTCCCCTACCAATATCATACCAGCAATAGTGCGGATCATGCAGAATTCATCCATTGCCCGTAATATCATTTTAACAGCCTGTGACTATTACAAATACCAGGAAAAAGAAAAGATAGAGACAAAGGAAATCCCTCAATATTTAAGGGATTTTATCGAAGAACTATTCAATGAATTATAATAGTAAGCTATGAAAGTTGTTCACTCTCCCAGCCCATCCACTCAAAAAAGAGAAAAGATAAACCTCTTTGAGAATGATGATCCGGAGGAAGTTGCAGCTCTTTGTCAGCAATCTGTCCAGCAAGAATCAAACAAGATATTATTAAGAATAGATGCCCGGACGCAAGTTCTCGTTGATCCCAAAGATGCAACATTTGAATATGCAGAAAAACTACGGCAACGGTATAAGTTAAATTATCACCGTAAAGCCGTAGGAGGACGCAAAAAAAGATAATACTATGTATGTAGACATTGACAATCGTGGTTTACTCACTATAAATAATATACAATATCTATTAGAGATAATCCAACAGGCAGACACGCATCTTTTATCCCGTCCTATTGCAGTCCTTAGAAAACAACTTCATTTGCAACTCAAAGAACTTGTTTTCTCCATACTAAATAAAAAACCATAACTATGTATTTTACTGATGATGATATAAAGCGCATCAAAGACGCATCCGCTAGCCACTTGGTCGATGTGGTACAAGACTTTCAGAATCTTCGCAAATCCGGGACTAGCTATATATGTGACTGCCCTATGTGTAAAGCATCAAAAAAGTTTAGTGTCCACCCAGTTAAAGACATTTATGGCTGTTTCTCTTGTCACCAAATCAATGGAGTTGGTGCACTCGACTATTTAATGAGGGTTGAGAAAAAAGAATTTCCTGATGCGCTTGAATACTTAGCACACAAATTCAATGTGATTCTCGATCAGCGTCCGGAAGTGAAAAAGAAGCCGGGCGAGAAGATGAAGAAAGGCAGTAAGAAGGCTAAAGGCAATGATATCAACAGTTTTTGCGCTAAAATGCTCTCTGATTCAGGGTTGACTTTTGAAGATGTCACAGCTAAAATTTATAAAACCGGTGATACTAAGTCTATTTTTGAAACACGAACTTTTCGCCCTGGTACTATCAATGAATCCGGAGAAATAGATTTATCCGGCGACGATGTGATTATAGAATACTATGATCTCGAAGGTATGCCGGTTACCTATTCAAGAAAAGATCATCGAAAAAAAGATACTGGAGAACGGAAAGAATATTTCCGTATTCGATGGCAATTCCCGGATGCACATTTAGACAAAGAAGGCAAACCATTTAAGTATAAATCACCTTCAGGAAGCGGCACACCAATCTACATTCCGGAAAAACTCCGACGTATGTACAAAGAAAAGCAGCAGATCCATAGGCTTTACATTCAGGAGGGAGAAAAGAAAGCCGAGAAAGCGTGCAAACATGGTGTTCCTTCCATTGCTGTTTCCGGCATTCAGAATTTAGGTAGCAAAGAAAATAATTCGCTTCCTGAAGATTTGGTAAAAATCATCACAACATGTGGTGTTAAAGAAGTTGCATTCATATTTGACTCTGATTGGGATGATATCAGCACTAATATTCGACTTAATGATCGGGTAGAAAAACGTCCTTACTGCTTTTTCTACGCTGCCAAAAACTTCAAAGAGTACATGCGTACTCTTAAGAACCGGAATATTTATGTAGAAGTTTATGTCGGACATATTCAGAAAAACGAAGCAGGAGATAAAGGTTTAGACGACCTGCTCGCAAATACCCTTAAAGAGCATGAAGATGAGCTGACCAAAGATATCGAATATGCGTGCAATGAGAAAAAAGGTCTTGGAAAGTACGTCGAGATGTTTAAGGTCACTACCTGGACTGATCACAAATTACAAGAACTGTGGTGTCTGCATTCCCATGAAGCATTTGCAGAACGTCATAAAGATATGCTCAAGAATCTTCCTGAATTTGTATTTGGGAGATACCGATGGAAGTTCGATGAAGCAGGGAAAGTAATCTTAGCACAACCTTTTGATGACGATGAAAAATTTTGGGATGAGGTAGAGAAAAAAGATCGTTCAGAAAACATACGTATTGAATATCAATTCTGCTATGTTAATTCCCATAATTTCTTGCAAAATCGTGGTTTTGGACGTCTTCGTCGGCTTGATAAGACTTATCAATTCATTCACCTGGATCCACCGGTTGTTCAAGCGATTGACGCATCAGATGCACGAGACTATTTATTCCAATTTGCAAAACATTATTGCAAGAAGGAAGTAAACGAAATGCTTATCAAAGGAGTATCCCAATATGTAGGACCGGACAAACTATCACTGCTCAATTTCATTGAGCCGAATTTTATAAAACCTAATAGAGAAAGCCAATATTTCTATTTTGATACCAAATGTTGGTATGTTACAAAAGATAATGTACAAGAAATGGGATACGAAAATATCAGTCATCACATATGGGCAGAACAACGCAAAATGATTCCTGCCAAGTATTTGGGTGCCCCATTGATAACTTTCAAAGTAGATCAAGAAAATCATTGTACTTACTCTATCTCAAAAACTGGAGAAAAGTGTCATTATCTTCAATTTTTGAAAAACACCAGTAATTTCTCTTGGCGAAAAAAAGAAGAAGACAAGGATCCTGATGAAGAAAATGAAAACCGGATTCATTTGTTAAGCAAGTTATGTGCAATAGGATACATGATAATGGAAGCGAAAGACAACAATGTATCAAAAGCAGTTATAGGAATGGACGGCAAACAGTCTGAAGTAGGTGATTCGAACGGTCGAAGTGGAAAATCCTTAATTGGAGAACTTATGCGTTGTGCTATTCCTACAGCTTACATACCAGGAAAGAGGAGCGATTTGTTTAATGATCAATTTGTATGGAATGATGTACTCGAAAACACCAAGCTCGTATTTATTGATGACGTGCTGCAGAACTTCAACTTCGAGTTCTTATTCCCTAATATTACCGGAGACTGGAGTGTCAATTACAAAGGAGGACGAAGAATCACTTTACCTTTTTCAGTTTCTCCGAAAATCTACATAGCTACCAATCATGCTATTCGTGGTAGTGGTTCTAGCTTCACGGACCGACAGTGGCTTCTCGCCTTCTCTGATTATTACAATGATTCACGTAAACCAATTGATGACTTCGGCACACTTTTTTTCTCCGAATGGGATTTCGATCAATGGAATCTTACTTGGAATTTATTAGCCAACTGTATACAGCTTTATCTCCAGTTCGGAGTCATCCAAGCCCCAGGCGAACGACTTGAGCAACGAAAACTTCGTCAGGATATGGGTGAAACTCTCATATCCTGGGCAGACGAATACTTCTCATCAAACGAACATTTAAATCAGCGTCTCGTCCGAAAAGACTTGTATGATGCATTTTGTACCTATGATCCTGCTCAAAGGAAATTTATTTCACCGACTGCATTCAAAAAGAAGTTCATCATGTATTGCAACTGGAAAGGTTACATTTTTAATCCGCATAAATATGATAGTAAGACCGGTAAGCCGTTCCAACTTGACAAGGATGGTCGTCCTGTTATTGATGACAAAGCCGGAGGAATAGAATATTTCACTGTTGGAACAGAAACATATACCGGCAATGATACTCAGGAAGATGAACCGGAAGATAAACAAACCCAAATCGATTTTTAAACCCAATATAGAAAGGAAAGTATTATGGACTCAGAAAAGCAAGGAATTTTTCTTCTAGCTCTCAAAAAGAGCAAGAAACGTGAAGGTGTTACCTACTGTGTAGGTGTGTTTAGGTTAGGAACTCCCAGCATGGAGTTTATTTTAGGAGAAATAGACAATGATCGGGAATATCAGAAAGGTGAAGAGGTTTCTTATATTTATGATGCCGATTATACCGGTAGCTTGCAAGCTGCTTTGGATTGGCTGAATAGTAAAAAATAAAGTAAATAGGAGGCAATTATGACAGTGACAGAATTGATAAAACAGTTGGAAAGTTGCAACCCGGATGCGGAAGTATATATCTATACAGGTGATATTAACCTTATGGTTATTGATGAAGTGAAGCAAGAAGCTCCGGCAATGGTTGTAATTTCATAACAAACATTAGTTGAGTAAGTGACTCACCCAATCAACTATTGAGCTAAATAAATTATCTCATTAGAATAGAGTAATGAAGAAAATGCTATTAATATGTATGCTTCTCGCATTAACAGCGGGATGTACTATACAGAAGGTTCCACATTCGAATTTCAAGAGAGAATATAAAGGAAATTGCTTTACGAAACAGTTTCAAGAAGCAGATTCAATGTTTAACGAAAAATATAGATTAAGATGAAAACATTAGATGAAAAATCGGCTGAGTATTCAGCAAAGTTGTGTAATCAGAGTGGCAACTATACCAAAGGTGAGATTGAAACGGCCTATGTCATAGGTGCTTCGGAAAACGAAGAATTAACAATCGGTGAGCTTGGCTCTTTCGGACAAGCTCTTAAATCCATTCAAAGAGGAAAACTTGTTGCCAGACAAGGATGGAACGGAAAAGGCATGTTTATTTTTCAACGTCCGGAATATAACTTGCCTACTAATATGATTGTGAATCAGGTCAAATCATTACCCGAATCATTCAAAAGATGGGTATCCGACAATTACGGAGATTCCGAAGATGATAAAATCAAATTTACTGCATACTTGTGTATGAAAGCTGCTGATGGAACAGTTGTAAACGGCTGGCTCGCATCACAGACGGATATGCTTGCTAACGATTGGATGATAGTAGAGTGATCGTATTGCCATGCGGTGGTCGAATGTCCACCGTATGGTCCAAAACATAATCAGAAATGAAAGAAAACGATAAATTACAGACTCCGCGATATATAATAGAAGCCCTTGCTCCTTTTGATTTAGATCCATGTGCAGGTGAAAATACCAATATAGCTAAACACAATCTGTCCGATGTACGAGGAGAAAATGGATTGATAGCTCTATGGCAAGGATTTGTATTTTGCAACCCTCCTTTTTCACAAAAAGAATTGTGGGCAAAGAAGATGATTGAACATGCAAATGGAATATTACTTCTCCCTGAAAGGGGATCTGCTCCTTGGTTTGGAGAAATAGCAGAAAAAGCAGGAGCATACTTTGTGATGGGAAGAAAATAAATTTTATCGGTGGATCTAGTTCGAACAATGTCGGAAGTGTTCTATTCCCCTTTGGCAAAGTAGCTGTAGAAAGATTATTGCACAGTAATCTGCCTGGGCATTTTGTTCGCGTAGAATATGTAAGGAAAAGAGTTTAATTCAAATCAATAGAGAAAGGAGTCAATATGCGTGAAGATATAATGTATATGATAACCTACCCGGATGGTACACTTGTGATGAATACTCAAAAATATTACCGAAGAGATTGTGTCAGGTACTGGCTGGACGGAACTAATTTGACATGGAAACAGATGTATAAGAAAGGCTTTCGCTGTAAAAAAGTGAAAGTGACATTTAAAATAATTGATTAATAACAATATAGAAAGGAGCTAAAGTATGAAAACTTATAAAGGTGACGCACCGTGTCCCGGATGCGGAAAAACGGGTAGAGAAAAGGAGCGGTATTGCAAAGATGGTTTGTGTTGGGACTGTAAACGTCTGTTAGGATTAGGAAAAGAAATAAGCGAAATAAGAGCAAACCAAACGGATAAAATAACAGAGGTTAGTATATACATGACTGGATTGCAATATTTGTCATCCGGTGAAACACATGATTGCATTGCCGCATTTCGGGAATTTCTTACTTCTATTTCCGATAAAGAGAAATCTGACAACTGTCAGAGTAGATATATTGGTCATTATGATCACTCCGATTCTAAAAATATAAGGGGTATTAAAATGACTCCTGAATCTGCCGACCATTTGGAAAGTTTTGTTATGGCATTGAATCAGTATTCTAAAGCGGTCTATGACGATGGGGTGAAGCATGGTTCCAACCTATTAATGCGGTTGAATGAGGGTGAACTTACTCCAGATGCTTTCATTAAAAGGGTAAATGGAGATAGAAGTTTTTAATTCAATACAAGTAAGATATGAATAAAAATATAAACGTAGAAGAATTAGCTAACGGTCTTGCTAATGCTTTTAATGACATAGCTAAAGCCGTTTCCGAATTTGGGAAAGCATATAATATAGCTACCAATAGTATGCGAAAGCAAGTAGTTCCCATTCAATTAGCTTATGTAGAAAAACTGACTGATAAAGTTAATAAGGCTTGCTTTTTTACCCGCTGGTACTATACTCGCAAACTGTCTAAGGAAATAGACAAACTTAATGAATTAGTTTCTTTCTTTTATCCGTCTATTCCCTAAACGCCCCAACCATCCAAAAAAACTGAATTCAAATCAAACGAAACATGAAAATGCAATCTTACAAAGAAGTATTAGAAGAAGTACTGCCCATCTATCGACGGGATCCTGATCGATTCATGCGATTCTATCATGCAGTGAATAATATCCTAGCTTCCATTCCTGAAGGTGAAAGTATTCGTATTGATGATCATTGTAAGCCTGCATCACGCGAACTATTCATTAAAATAGCCACAATGTATATTATGGAGGAAATGATGTTAAAGAGTTGTTTAGATGGATTCCTGGAGTTTTCAGACGATTATAGCGCCATCCGGCATGTACCTAAAGTGGTGATGACTAAACCTAGGCCACACTTTTACTCGAATCGTAGATGAGTAGAATATCCCAATTTATTACTCTGTAAAGATACAAAATTCCGCTCTAATATACAACAATATGATAATAAAAAAAGAGAATAAAATAATGGTTATTATTGCACCGGCTGCCGATGATAGAGAACAACTCATGGCCCGCTTGGCCGTCCGCTTGGGATTTGCAAAAGTACCTTCCGATGCTAAGAAAATCATACGTAAAGATATCTATTCTATAGACCTTTCAACAGCCTATTTTGTACTTTGTAATAATTATAATTTTCGCGGTTCTATCATCACCACACAAAGACTGTATGAACTTGCCGCAAGGGGTATCTGTGTAGTAGTTGGCGTCAAATCCTTACCGCGTGAATACGAACTGATTTCTCAGGTGTTTTATCCTGATGATTTGCGCTAACACAAGGCGAATCATTTCTGTTATATATAGCATTAGTATCACATTGCCCGGTGTGCTTCAGCATACCGGGCTTTCTTTTTCCGTTCCCCTCGCCTCCCCTTCATTTATCAAAAACGTTTTGAACAAATGTGCATGGGAGAAACGTCAAACGCAAATGGGGACATATATATATTATTTTTATTTTTTATTCTTTTCTTAAAAATACCCTATCTAAAAATAGAAGAAAATTTTGTGCTTTCGTACGAAGCCCTATTTTTCGGTATTTATTACATTAAAAATCAGTTATTTATACACTGCACGATTTTTGTACAAAATCGTACGATTCGTACAAAAGTGCACAAAATCACATTTTGTACGGAGTATGGAGACTTTGTACCAAATCGTACGATATTTCGTACGAAGTTAACGTACTATTATTCAGCAGTTAAGTATAGATAATAAGCATGAATTGCACAGTTGCACAAAAAAATAGTACGTATCCGCAAAGGGGTATTCGAATCAGACATCTTTTTTATCCTCCAACAAGGATTATTCAGTTCTTTTTTGTACATTAGCTCCAACACCTAAACCAACTGTGATTCTATGATTACTACTAAGATTGAAGTTCCCCCACATCTTAAGGAGTATCTGATCGGAAAGTTCTGCAATATGCAGGACTCTCCGATTCATTTCCCGGACAAAACCGATATCTATCATATCATCTATGATCTGCTTGAACGTCGTCCGGCCAATGTGCCTATCGATTATGGCAATCTTACAATTTATCTTCCTGAACGTAGTACCGGCAAGGACCCGAAAACGTTCAACTACTTAGGGAAGCGCTCACAAGTTATTCTTGTTAGGAAAATCGACCGGATGTTGTGGGCAGAAGTACACGATTTCCTGGACGAACAAAAACATAGCTATGGTATCACATACATCAATGGGATACATAATTTCATGACTATGTATGGAATTGACTCCATCACGGAAGATGCATTCAAAAAGAACTATTACCGATGGAGAGCCGATATTCGGAGAAAAGAGAAAAAAAGAAGCTATAATCGCCTAAAAAAATGACCGAGGAAGTGTAGTTAATTGTCCCTTTTTTGATCGAAAAACGTTCTAAAAGTGTTCTAAAAATGCGTACTAATTGAAAATCAACAAATTATGAGAGATATCAATAACATGGGAGGCATATTATTCGCCCACATCCTATACAAAAATGAAATAGCATTATTTGCAGTTCATCAAGATAACGCGTGTATCAGAATAATGAAGGGACACGATTGGCATATCCTTCCTACAATAGGCATCATTGAAGCTCCTACAGTCACCCCTAATGAATCAGCAGCAGGAATTACATACAAGCATTCAGTAACAATAAAACTCCCTCAAACAGTATTTGACTCCGAGACAGCGAATGACTTACGTAATAATATTATAGAAGGGTGCATTTTATGCTGCCAGGATCCAAATGGAAATAAACATATATACGGCACCGGTACATATCTTCTGTTCGGTGAGCTGAACAAGATCATTGGTAAAAAAGTAACCGACTTTACAGGATACGAACTCAAATTATCCGGAACATCACAATATCCAGTACTTCGCTATTACAACATATAATCCGTCCTTACATATCTTTTTCAAGATATGTATCATTGCACCAAAATTAGTGCAATGAGCCAAAAACGTATCATTCTTTCAGATTCATCACTCAATCGCTATGGTTACCGGGTTCTTACTTCCGGAATGCGAATCGAAGCATTCCAGAAGAATCCGGTCATGCTATATATGCATTTTCGTGATGAAGGTTCACCCTTTTGGGGTGAATCAAAAGCTATCGGCCATTGGGAAGATATACAGCTTGAGAACGATGTACTTTCTGCCATTCCTGTTTTCGACAAAGTTGATCAATTATCGAAAGACATTGCCGCAAAATACGAAGCGGGGACTTACAACGCCGCAAGTGTCGGCATCCGCATTATCGCCACATCAGCAAACGAAGAACTTCTAGTACCGGGGCAAACACGTGAAACCGTTACCGAGTGCGAGTTGATGGAAGCATCCATTGTGGATATTCCGGCCAATTCCAACGCCGTTCGTCTGTACGACCGTTCCACATCCGTTCTTTTGGCAGCGGGTATGGATACGAATTCAGTGCCAACATTATCAATTCCAACAAAAGACAAAATGAAATTCAATCCATTATGGTCGGCTTTCCTCTCTTTTTTGAATATCAAGAAAGAGAATGCATTAACGACTGAATTGTCTGCAGAAAACCTTAATACTCTGCATGAAGAATTTGTGCGCCTGGAGTCCGAACACTCTTTACTTGTCCAAGCTAAACAGGAGGTTGATCAAAAGTTAGCTAATGCTACTACTGAAATCAATAATCTGAAAACAAGCGAAGCAACTAAAGACCAGGAGATCACCCGCCTGAAAAACGAAGGAACTCAAAAGGACAATGAAATCGTTCAATTGAAAGAAACAGTTGAAAATTTAAAGCAAGTCCCCGCTCCCGGCTCAAACGGCCTCTCACCAAAAACTGAGCCCGAAGGTGACTCACACGAGAGCCTGGTATCCTTCTGTGATAAAAATGCCGGAGACTACGGAACTATTACCGAACGTCTCAAGGCTGAAGGTCTCCTTTAATTTATTAACCACCTTAACTACTAAAAATGAGTCAAAAATTAGTTGATGTATCAAAACTTAACGAAGCTCTTGTCATTTATGATACAGCTCTTCGTGCCTTGCCTTATGCTACTTTGACAGAAATTGCATCCACCCTGGGATTGAATGTGATGGATCTGCAAGGTGAGCATGCACTGATCAATGAACGTCGTAATGCAGGCGGAACTCAATCTTATAAGATTGGTAAAGATTTCCGTTTGATGGATAAACTACTCGGATATGAGCCATCCAAAATCAAACCGCAAGATGTAGTTTGTATTACCAAAGAAAATTCTCAAAAGTACGATGATGTAGAGTTGCTGATTGTGGGTGGTCAACCTGTCAGCAATATCACTAAAAAACATCCTCTTGAAACGCGGGTTGTGTTCTCACTGGTAACATCTCATATTGAAGACGTCGTATATAGTCTGTTCAATGCAGAACGTGACGACGATTCAACCTCGCCTTCAGGTGCGTTTGATGGTTTTTATACCAAAAACGACATGTTAATCATGAGTGGAGATGTCAATGCAGCTCGCGGTAATTTCGCCGCATCCGGAATGTTTGCCACACCTACATCCGAGAACGATTTTACCGCCTACGAGAATTTGGTCGAGTGGATTGGAGGGGCAAATACTTATTTGCGTTCTTCCAAATCCGGTATTCCGCAATTAATGTGCTCCGAAACAGTTTTGGTAGCTGCCCGTGCAGCATTGCGCCTCAAATTACGTATGCAAGAATATCCTTCCATGCAACGTATGATCGAATTAATTCGTGAAGACGCCCTGTGCCCTGCATTGGAAATTATCAGCCACGAAGCACTTGGACAAGGCTCTCGCCTTATATTGCAGAAAAAAGGCAATATGGATGTAGCCTTCAATACTCAAGCCGCAAGTAAATATTGCCAAATACGCGATATTTATGATGATCCCAATGAATGGCAGTTTTGGCTGCAGACCGGATATGATACTCGTATTCGCGATTGGCATGAAAAAGTCTTCCGCTGTAATGAGCAAAAAAACAGTTCTCTTGACCTGGCCGGAGACTATTGCAAAACAGGAGCCGTACAAGCTAACATCACCGGTGCTGAGAATGCAACTTGGAGCATTCAAGGCAAAGTATCAAGCCGTACAAACGGACAATGCATCCTTGGTCTGACTCCCGGTAACTATACCATTGTATTCGGAGAAGTCAGTGGTAAAACCAAACCTGCAAACCAACAGGTGACTGTGAAAGAAGGAGAAGTAGTAACCGCAACAGGGGCTTACACTTAATCCAAAACAAACGGGCGGTTACTACTGACCGCCCCATTTATTTACTCTAAACTATTACACAAATGAAAAAATATACTTATCTGATTATCTGCGCATTGTTTGTAGCTTTAGTTATCGCCATCCCCGAATTACATTCCCAGACACATAACCTGGATGGTGATACACTATTCATGCTTGCCACCGGCCCGGCATTTGCCCCACTAAAATGGGATGTTGGTCAAAACAACATGGGCGGTTATAAAGGACGATTGCTGTTTGTACCATTCAGTGCTCCTGACACGGTGCCAACCGTTCCGGATCCATCGAAAGCAACCAGTAATGAAGAACTAATAACGGCAGCCGGCGCATTTGCATTTCCGGCAGAAGGAACTTACAAGCAACCTATTTATCTATACAGTACCGATGCAACCGTTGAGTACAAGGCGGAACAACAAGGAGAAGCCGATGGGATCAGCTACAAATGTACTCTCAGCTTCTTTTTCCCAGGCAATACACCGGGAATGCACGCATTCAATGCACTTGTCAAGAATACTCCCGGATACTATGTCTTCGAGGATTCAGACGGCAAGCAGATGATTTTGGGACAGCCAGGCTTATATGCAACCACTGCACCCTCATTCAACGGTGGTAAGGCTAGAGGGGATCGTCGTGGCACTACCTATACAGCGACCGCTGATTCCAATTATTCCGCCATTTTCCTGCAGACACCAATTGACATGGAAGTCATAGGAGGATTGAAACCCGCACCATCACCAAGTGAATGATTATGACCAGACAAGAACAACTCACTCAATGGTTAAGCGACCGTCAGCGTAAATATGCTGACGGTATAGCTCTTTTCGAAGCACTAGCTAAAGAACCGGCAAAGAAAAGATTCTCAGCCTATTTTGCCACCGCTCCGGAAGCTCCGCACATCTTCGATCCACATTTTACACAACTTGTTAATAGCCTTACGAAAATAGATAAGGAAATCAAGTTCTCTCCAACTCTTTATCCGGCAGCTATGGAAGAAATAATCATAGTTAAGACGATGAATGATGACGAACGGAAAAAAGCAATCGAGGACAAACAGCAAAGAATTGCCGACCTGGAGACAATAGTCAATGATATTCAGTCACGTGTTGACGAACTGGAAAGTGACAGTGAAAATCATGCGGATGAATTAGTTTCCCTTCAGGAACAATTCAATGAAAATATGTCCGAACTCACAGAGCTGCGTGATGAGATCAACGCACTGAATACTCCAGGTGTGAAGATCATTACCGAAGAATCACTCAATCCATCTATCCGGAAAGCCTACAGCCGTATCAAAGAAATCGCTCCTTTGTACGCAAGTCTACACAACGATGTAGCAAATCCGGAACTTCCTGCTGAAGAACGCCAACCGATTGCAGAAGAATTATGCAAGCTCGATGACGAACGACGAAAACTGTGGAAACAGATTGATGCCTGGGCGGAAGGGAAAGGCAATCTGCAACTGGAAGAAAAGAGACCGGAATTCAGTGAAAACAATATTGTGCGTGGTATTGAAATAGCTCGTCAAATCAAACGTTTAAAGAACAACATAGCAAACAGCAAAGGTGCTGCTGAACGTGCCCAAAAAGAAGGTAAACAGACTGTTATGCAAAATGCTTTAGACCGTATTGAAAAGTACCAGGAAGAACTAGCTACATTGGAAGCTGAAATATCACAAACACAAGGTGAAAAGGTTTCAGGATAACTTTCCACTTGCATTGTGCCCCGATTCAATCGAACCGTTTATGCACAAGGGAGACTGGGCAATACATGAAGTGTTGCCCTCTCTTTTATCCGAGATTGGCCCGGCACAGGTGAAGATCATGACATTCAGTATCTCAGAAGATAGCCTGCGACCTCTTTTTTTCCTCGCTGACGAAAAGAAAATAGAGAGTCTGACACTTCTACTGGATATGACAGTAAAACGCCATAAACTTGACCTATTGCTGTTTGCTTCAAACATTAGTCCGGCCATCCGGATTGATTCTTGTCATGCCAAACTATTGCTGGTTGAAAACAAGCAATATAAATTCGGAATTGCAGGATCCGCAAATCTCAATCAAAACCACCGATGGGAAAACGGGTTCTACTTCACATCCGGAAAGCATTTTGATTACTTCACACAAATGTTTAACCAAGCGTATGAAAATGCCATTCGCTATGAAATATTAGAATGATGACCTTATCCGAAGAAGTTCTCCAGCAAATAAAAGAAATGTCTTCCGCCCTTTTACCACCGGCGGAGATTGCTATTTTATTAAATATCCCTGTTGACCAGCGCGACTTCTTCTGTGATATTTGTAAAAATCACCATAGTTCACCTATTTATACCGCCTATCATCAAGGTCGGCTTCAGACAAAACTCAGTCTTCGAAAAACCGTTATAAAATTAGCTATCGCCGGAAGTCCTGCAGCCGAGCCATTAGCTGACAAATACATGAAAGAACAAAGTATCAATGAATAATGCCAAAAAAAGATCCTACATACGAACGAATTGAACGCGCCTTATTCAAGGACAAAGATGAAGCAATGACTCTTCTTTCACCAAGGGAAATGGAGATCAAGCAACGTATGATGTTATGTGTCAGCAAAAAAATGGAAGAACCTCTTATTCCGGATACAGAACTGGTAAACTTCCTGATACATGGTTGTGGGGGAAATGCGGAACCGGTCTCCCAATCACAAGCCTACCGGGATATAGGAATGATTAATCGTTTGGTAGGCAATATCCAACTTGCGGCCAAAGCATGGTACCGGTATATGATTGTCGAAGGAGGAAAAAAAGCCTTTAACATGGCAATGGATAAAGAAGATGCCAAAGGAGCTGCAGCCGCATTGGATAAAATAGGTAAATATACCCGTTCAGACAAAGAAGACGAGAAATTCGATTATTCACAGTTAGTTCCCCCATCCTTCGAACCTTCAGATGATGTCACTTTACTGGAAGGTCTCGAACCGATAGAGAACCTGGAAGAGGAACGAATTAAAATGCGTAGTATGTTTAAAGGGATGTTGAGCAAGAAAGCTGTAGACACCCGCCCTATCGAAGAAAAGGAGACTGAAGAATGAATACAGATTCCCCTGCTCTATCCGCCTACGAACTAAGAAGAAAGCAGAATGAGGTAGTAGACAAGTTCTTTAATAGAATGCAACGACAAGCAATGGCCATCAATGCGCATGACGAATATATAGTCGCATCACGTGGTACCGGTAAGTCGGAAGGAATCGATGCGCGCATCATCTTACGGAATGTATGGGAAATGCCAGGTTCTTTGGGCGGTCTTATCTCTCCGAGTTATGCCAAAGCCTGGGGAAATACATTGCCGGCTATCTGTAAAGCACTAGCCGAATGGGGATACATACAAGGCATTCATTATGTTGTAGGCCACAAAGCACCGGAAAGCATGGGATTTGGTAAACCGGTACGCCCGGTATTAGGCGATGGATGGAGTAACGCTTTCCATTTTTGGAATGGTACCGTTATGGTTATTCTCTCATTTAATCAGGGCATGTCCGCAAACTCCATGTCGCTCGATTGGGTGATAGGGCCGGAAGCTAAGTTTCTCAACTATGAGAAAATCAAAAGCGAAGTGGATCCGGCCAATCGTGGAAACCGGCAATATTTTGGAGACTGCCCTCACCATCACAGTGTCAGTTACTCTACAGATATGCCTACCGCTTCAATGGGTAAATGGATATTGGACAAGATAGACGAAATGTCACCAGCGCATATCAATCTTATCCGGAACCTATACAGAAGAGTGCAGGAATATAAACGCAAACCACTGACAGATCATGTGCTTCGCATGATTAAAGAATATCAGCATGATTTAGACCTGGCACGTAAATATCAACCTCCCATCAAACCACAACAGGGGAAAACAAAGGAATATACAGTCTTCTATGGGGAATATGATGTGTTTGATAACTTAGAAGTACTAGGAGAAGATTTCATTTGGCAGATGTATCGCAATTCACCCCCACTCATTTGGCGTACCGCATTTATGAATGAACGTTTGTTCCGGGTGCAAAATGGATTCTATTCCGCTTTGGATGATAATGTTCATTTCTATACGCCTCGTGACAACGGACGACTGCGGGATCTTGGTAGCAACTGGAATAAATTAACAGCTTGCGGTTGCCTGGGAGATGGTGACCTTAATTTCTCGAAAGAACTACACTTGGCCTTCGATTCGAACGCTTCTATTTCTACTGCAGTCGTTGGTCAGTTGGATGATCATACTATGCGTGTACTTAAATCTTTCTATGTCAAAACACCGGGGAAATTACAAGATCTGGTCAAAACGATAGCTGATTATTACCGTCCGAAACTAAATCGTGATGTAGTAGTCTACTATGACCATACCTTTACTTGGGAATCCGGTTCCTCAACCGAAACTTATGCTAACATCATCGAACGTGTATTCAAGGAAAATGGATATAAAGTCACAATGGTATATGTCGGACAAGCTCCCAAACATGAATGGAAACATTTGAATATTGACTTAACCCTGAAAGGAGATCCACAATTCCTTTGGATACAAATAAACCTGTATCAAAATGAATTCCTGAAGATTGCAATGGAACAGACCGGCATCAAACAAGGAAAGAACGGATTTGAGAAGGACAAAACACCTGAAGGGACACCCGATACCCCGGACAATCCGGATGAATACAAAACACACATTACAGATGCCCTTGATACGTTATGGCTAGGTATGAATTTCTATTTCACTCTGCCAGGAACAAGTGCCGGTGGTATATTCTTCCTAAATAATAAATAATCGCAGATAATGCGTCAATCAATCCCGCCACCTAAAAGAAAAAGAAAGAAGGCGGACTCCACTTTCCCCCTGCGCTACGCGCAGGGGGCGACCGCAAAAGCATCCTATCCCCTATTTAAAGGGTTCTAGGCTGCTTTCACTGCCATCCTAGCGACTTTCTCGTTCATTCCGATACATTGTCTATCTTAGAAATAACTATCTTATTTTCGCTTATTTCGACCTTTGCTTTATCACCCTGTTTAAAGCCAAACAATTTCAAATATTCTCCTTTAAGATTAAAACCTATTGTACCCTTTCCATTTTGCGGAAGCCGGACACATTGCAAAATTTTCTCCATTTCTTAAACTTTAGCGGTGTAACGTACAAAAGTAACAGCGGGAATACTTTTAACGGGCTGAATCAATCCCTTAACAGGTTGCGATTTTAATTCTTCCGCACAGGTGGGCGGCTCGTTGATTATCTTTGTATCAACTTCGTAAACAGTCGGAATCTTGGTAAAACTATCCACGATTATGCACCAACGATGCCAACAATTCAAAGACATTGTGTTCATGTGCAATACTTCACCGTTGAGCGAATTCAAACAAAGGTTAATAATCGTCATTAAACAACAGGTGTGTGAAATGTCCGCACCGATAAAAAATTGCTTTCTATCCTCTTTTGCAGCAGACAATAAAAGGCGTCCACTCCCACAGGCGGGGTCATATATCCTAACATCTCCGTTTCTCCGTTCTTCTCCTGGCTTTACGGCTGTCGTTAACTGTGTCATCAAATCACAAATACCAATAGGAGTGAAAAACTGCCCGTTCCTTGAATTGCTTAAAAACTCTTCGAAATAGTCGCCGAAAGGGTCTGTTAAAGGTTCGTTATCCATTTGCACAATCAAAGCGGCAAAAGCTTGTGAGAACAAATTTAATTCTTCTTTAGAATACGGCTTTATTGTCTTGAAATAAAGTTCCTCTTTGCGTCCCATCGACAGACAGCAAACAATTATCTGCAAAAAATCATCCAACACTTTTGCACGTCCGTGTATGCGGGAAATACCCTCAAGATATTTCCCGAAAGATTCAAACTTATTGTTTTTCATGGACTTGCAGATTGGAGAACACAAAACAAAGGGGATAAAAATCGCTTGGGTCGTTCTCCCCGTCCTGATTATCTTCCTGCAATTGCCTGTCTATCTGTTTAGGCGCACCCCATAGGCAAAGAGCGTGAGAACCCTTGACAACCCGTTTCCCGTCCTTGTTCCATTGATGTAACGTCTTTAGCTGTGTGTGTCCCGATTGGGCGTATATCTCTTTCAGACCGTCATTTACTGAACTAATAGCACCCTCTTTAACAAGTTGCTGAAGAGGTTTAGACAATCCTTTTAAAATTTCTCTTTTTTCCTGTATAGTCTTTGCTGAATCAAAAATATTTTCCATATTTGCAGTACGTTAAAAATTAAACAATCGTTTGATTTTTCCCCCTGCGACAGTGCGAATGCCGTAGGGGGATTTTTTTAGTTATGTGCTTCAAGTTCCGCCCGAATTTCATCCTCTGTTTTCTTCAAATGATTATTCAAATCATCCATCCAATCGTTCAACAGTTTACCGATTGACACAGGGTTTGAGGTTGAAATCGTTAATCCCTTTGCGTCTACTAAAGTCAACTGCGCATTATTCTTATCATGCGAGATTGTGAACGCTTCCAACTGCTTACGCTTATCTCTAATTTCTTGGTATTTCTGACGGAGTAGATATGTTCTGTCTGCCTTATCCATCAGTACATCAATGCTCATACACATTGTTACGGGTTTGACTTCCGGTTTGACTTCCGGAACTGTCGGAAGTAATAACAGCGGCTCTTCTGCGGCTTTCTTGCTGTTGTTCACTACATTACCTAACACTGCGGCTTTGTTAGCCTGTGCGCCTTTTGCGCTTGATACATTTGTTTTCATTTTTGAAATACGTTAAAAATTAAACATTATAGAGAAAGGGTGCGAACCTTATCCCTTTTGATTACATTACAAATATAGCTATTTTTATTGTATTACACAACCATAAAACATTGATATTCAACTACATATCAACATATCGGTATAAAAAGCAAAGTTTATACATGGTATGATGCATCAAGTTTCTTTATCTTTTTTTTTGTAGTAATTCAATCAAAAATTAAATTTCAAGACAAACAGAGGGCTACAAATAAGCCATTTTTCATAAAAACAGCGTTAAATGCTAAAAAACATTAATGGAATAATTCAATCTCATGCGATTCCCATCATTTAAAACATAAAAAGCTGACATCCAGCAAAAAAAGGGTTCTAAAGGGGAAATATTTCCCCTTTATCTGTCGCAAGACCACGCACCGCCCTGAAAAAAAGTTTCGACCTAATGTTTTTCAAATTCCCTCATATGCTGCCTCCCACAAGATGTAAACAATATTTATTTCTATTCAAAAATCAGACCATCCCCCTGTCCTTTATCGCCTACCATACACCTGATACCTTTGCTTAAAAAGAAGGTCATGAACGATATCATTACACAAAATCTACTCACATTCATACTTGGCGGAGGTCTCCTGTCATTCATCACCGGGGTTATTACTCTCAAGTACACAAAGAAGCAGGCCGAAGCCAAAGCACTCAGCTCCATGCAAGATGTCTATCAGGAACTAATAACAGATCTAAGGACATACAACACTGATTTAAAAAAAGACAAAGTGGAAAGTGAACACAGGCTTTCAGACCGCATTATCAAACTTGAAGAAAGACAGGCAGCCCAGGAACAGAAGATTGCCGGCAACGAAAGAGAAATCGAAGACCTTAAACGATTCAAATGTACAAATCTAACGTGTAACCATCGAAAACAATGAAACATTATGCACACATTCTCATCTATCTTGTTTGCCTTGCAAGTGCTTGGCTACTGTACGGTTGCCGTACTACTTATCAGAACAATCGCAGTACTCAGGAACAAAGCAATCTTTCTATCACAGATTCCGCCCTGCGCACTAGAACCGAAGACGCTTATTCCCGATTCAATCTCAACCAGGAAGAAGCGGCCAAAGACTGGAAAGTCAAAGTTGACTTCGATACAACGAAACCGGCAGATCCATCTACCGGATTACCCCCGATATCGAATATCGAGATTGAAGGGAGCGAGACAACGATTAAAACCCTGCTTCAGAAAGATGACACTACACATATATCTGATAAACAGGAAACGACGACTGATATCACGCTTCAGCAAAACATTCAATCCGAATCCCAAAAGAATACCGGCGGTTCTATCGCAACCGGGATTGATGACGGACTCAAATACGGATTAATCATTGGGATTCCAGTAATACTCATCATTTTAATATTGCCTTTTTATGTCAAGTACAGACAAAAGAATCCATCAAAGTAAGATATGGGAACTCATGGAGCGTAGGCAGGATGGTAAGCCTATTGAGTTCTCCATTCAATTCTGCAAAAAAAGTACCGGTGAATTGGTAACCTATGACCGTGCAGTGCTAACCTCATTTCATAGTAGCGGAAGCACTATTAATGTACTACCTGCCGGGGAAGTTACTCCAAGAAAAATCCGCCGTTGCCTTATCACCAAATTCAACAATCTCAAAGTATATTTCTAATGGAACAACAACCACAACAGCCTTCTGTGAACCTTGTAATGAAAGGATATGATACCTATGCCGTCCTGAAAGGCGGGAAGAATGTCATCAAATTCAGCGATAACAGCGACATAGCTACCGATAAAAACCCGACACCTATTGAAGTTGTGCCCAAAGGCGAAAAGAGCCCAATCAAGTGGATACCACGCGGGCGAAATAACAATATGCCGTACGACATTATGAAAAAAATCGGCACCAATGTCACCATAGGCAGTAATATTGAATTTAAAAACAAAGTCGTATTTGGTGATAGCATACTTGTCTATCGGAAATTTCGTGATTCCAAAACCGGAAAAATAGTCAAGGAGGAAGTTCTTCCGGACGAACAACCGGAGATCTTCGAGTTCCTTGAAAATAACAACTTCAATTTTGTCCGTATGGAGTTGGCCAATGACCTGGTTATATTCTATGATGGCTACCTAGAATATATATTCAACAATGACGATAAATCCCCCAAACTTATACAAATCAAAGCGAAGGAATCCACCTGCTCCAGGATCAGCGAGATTGACGAAAATACTGGGAAAAGCGAGTGGCACGGTTATTCTGCAGAATGGCACAAAGGTACACCAACCGATTTGATTGCCACTCCCCTGCTTGACCGGCAAACTCCACTATTCGACCTTAAACAAAGAATGGGACTTGTTCCCAACAATAAAGGAGAGAAAATCATAGGAAAAGAACGCAGATTCATTCATAATCTACACATCTCCACGCCAGGGCGATTTTATTATAGCCATCCATATTGGTGGAGTGTTTTCGCTTCCGGCTGGTATGACTTCTCCAGTGCAATTCCTGTTTTCAAGAAATCATTGATCAAAAATCAAATGGCACTCAGGTATATTGTATATATCCAGGAGCCTTTTTGGGAAAAGCTGTTTACATCCGAGAATATCATTAAGGATGATGAAAAGAAAGCTCGCAAAGATAAGTTCCTTCAGGACATGAACGATTTCCTTGCCGGTGAAGAAAATGCCGGCAAAGGCTTTGTTTCTCACTTTCGCTATGATAGAGTAAAAGGCTTTGAAGAAAAGGATATCATCATTACTCCTCTCGAATCATTCTTCAAAGGTGGCGAATATATTGAAGACAGCGAAGAAGTCAGCAATATGATGTGTTACGGCATGGGCGTACACCCTTCAATTATCGGTTCCGCTCCAGGCAAAGGCAAAAGCATCAATGGCACAGAAGCGCGGGAACTCTTCACCATCGAACAGGCGCTAATGAAAATGTACCAGGATGCGACACTGGAACCTCTCTACTTTGCAAAAGCAATGAATAACTGGCCAAAAGATATCTATTTCTCCGTGACTAACTGTCAGCTCACCACACTTGATAAAGGTACCGGAGCAACCAAGAATACAGGTTTAACCTCAGAAACGGAACAAAAATGAATGCACTTATCCCTGACATCGACACCCTTAAAAAGGTAGTAAAGATTAATTCTTCATTACCCTATGAATCAATCGAACCATATATTGAAGATGCGCTGGACATATACATCAAACCGTATATTGGTAAATCAACAATCAGCAAAGCTAAGGAAGCGGAAGAACCCGAACTATACAATAAACTACTCCGAGCGCTCGGCCCGTTAACCCTGATGCTTGCATCTGACGAACTAGGTGTCATGTTCGGAGACGCTGGTATCACCGTCAGCAATGTTCAAGGGCAACGTTCTCCGGCCAGCGATACAAAGATTGCCGCTGCTAAAAAGAATCTCTGTTTTCGCGGAATGCAAGCACTCGACCGGTTAATAACGTACCTGGAAGAAAACAAAAAGGATTACCCAAATTATGTTACTGATAATATACCTCGTTTCTGTTTCATCCGTAATGCAACAGAATTTCAGGATATCGGCATGGTAGACATTGATTATTCCACCTTGTCTTATCGCATCATGTTCCCTACCATTCGTCAGCTTCAGGAACATAACATTCGGGAAATGATACCGGATAAAGTCTATGAGACATTGAAAGAAACATTCTCTGAAGAAAAAGGAACACCCAAACAACAGGTACTCATTGATTACATCATTCGTTACTTGGCCAATAAAACAGCCGAACTATATACCTCACAGAAAACAACCGAACAACGTGTAGCCGGTAGAACGATTGAATATACTCCCACCATTCGACCAATCTATCAGGATCCAGACGCAAACGGCAATTTCTTTGCAGACCAGGCAACTTACTATTCAGGGAAAATACACTCTTATCTGGCCGAAAATGCAGAAGAACTGGGAGTTGAAACAACGTCCCAAGCCATTGACTTCAATTCTAAAAAAAAGAAACTATTCACCTCAATATCGTAACACTATGCATACTATACAAATTAATGATGATACATACACCCTTCCGGAAAGTTGGGACGAACTCACTCCGAAACAACTCCTTTATCTAGTCAAACTCACAAAGTCAGATATACCGGTAGAACAAGTAAAGATATACATGATGCTTTATTGCCTGAAAGCTCATGTATGCCGACATAAGAAAATATTTAAAGAGTATGTACGTATCAGAATTGGGCAAGAAAGTCCAACAGTCCGCTTCTATATCCGTCACCATAGCTATCTTCTTCATCCGGAAGAAGTATCAATGCTTGCCAACTTATTTGACTTCCTTATTTGTTCGGAAGAAGATAGTTCATTACCCATGCGCAAATACTATCATCTGACACCGGATCTGACAACCAATCCATATCCAAGCTTCCGTTGTCGGCTCCAGAAATTCATCGGTCCTGAAGATCAGTTGCTCGATATCACCTTTGAACAATTCATGTATCTACAAACCTATCTTGATGCAATGCGTTCGGATCCAACGAAGATCGACCACCTACTAGCCTGCTTATGGCATCGTAACAAGGTATTCGACATTAACCAATTAGACAAAGATGCATCCCTCCTTAACCATCTTCCTGAAGACAAGAAAATACTCATGTATTGGTATATTTTAGGAAGTCTGTCATGCATGGCCAACTCCTATCCACGTATCTTTTCAGGAGAAAGCAAGGGTAGCTACGGTCGTGTATTCGACGCACAACTCCGCCTTCTTGATTCCCTGGCACAATCCGACATGACTAAAAAGCCGGAAATCCGGAAAGGTCTTTTACTTGATGCCTTGTATTCGATGGATGAATCAATCAGACGTAAGGAAGAAACCGAAGAAAGTCTAAGAAATAGATAAAAGTTTGTTAGTAGCAAACAAATAAACAATAAAAAGTTTGTTAGTAGCAAACTTTCCTATATATTTGCAGTGTCAAACAAACGCGGGTGACGTCCGCATAAGTTCTTTTATATTATGGAACAATTGTTCGAGGCTATCCTAAAGATAGCAAATGCGAATCCTGATGGATTCACGGTTGACCTCACAACCTTAAAAAAGGTCACAAAAGGTATTTCAGTCGCCTATCTCGAAACCCAAGACAGTTTCGGAGAAGAAGGATTGAAAAGAGTTCTTAATCATGCTTTGATGCACGAAAAGAAAGTCGGTGGATGGTTTAACGAAGAAAACAATCAGTTTTATTTCGATTCCATCAGGATTTTCACCAACCTTGAAGAAGCCAAGCAATTCGGGCGTGAAAACAAACAGATTGCCATTTTCGACATCTCGCAGATGAAACTCATCAAATTGTGATCCGGAGGGGCGAAAGCCCCTCCATTACAAACATATTGCATTATTAAACCCCGATTGTCAAATCGTAAATTGATGAATTATGAAGAATTTAGACTTACTACCTCTCTCTGCCGAGAGTAAAAAGCGAATTGATGAATTCGCAAAGCAGTATCAACGCTATGGACATATATCCATAGAAGTAGTCTCTTACTCCGATAGCCGATTAATCGTTCGCGCAGAGCAAAAAGACTTAATAAATGACAAGTTCCTTACCAAAAAGGAACTAACCGAACGTGTACGAGAAATGTTTAAGGGAGAAATCCCGGATGATTGGAAGCTGACTGTATCGGCTGTAAACTTTGACCGTAAGGATATCGACAGCATTACCGTCGATTGGATTAAGAAGCGTATGGAAAAACTTGGATTAAAAAGCAAGCACTTAAGCAACTATACAGGCATCGACAAATGCACTGTATCCTCACTCTTATCCGGTGACAAGGAGCTAACTAAATGGCATAAGGTAGCCCTCTACTACTTCTTTAAATATTATGAAGTAGCTAACTTCTAAGCATAAATAGATATTGAGACAGGAAAGCGGAGTAAAAAACTCCGCTTTCTTTTGCTAAATATGAAAAAGTTTGTACCTTAGCCCTAGCCAAATAATTATATAAAAATATGAATCCCTTTTCATCGTGTAATCTGTAAAATCAGATTAAGGTCTCTATATAAACCTTTTGGCGCACGATGATAAGGGATTCGCCCGTTTGATTATGATAGATATAGACTTTAGTACTGATTTTCCGTCAGAGAACGCTCCTGAAGACACTTTTTGCGGAAGTCCGAGTAGTTCTACAGATGATCCAGCTTCATTGCCGGACATCACTAGCGACACACCACTTCTAACGAATGGTATGGATATAGGTGACCTAATTAATAAATAGCAAATGCTATTAAAAAGGAAGTGACAGCCACAAAAGAGCCGAATATCAGAAATGCAAGAGAGCGTTTAGTATATTCGACTCTTTTTTTATTCATTGCATCCTGTGCAGTTATTTTCTGTTGAAGTACAACCAATTCATCACTAACGACTTGCTTCTTTTGATCAGTATCTTTCCCCTTAAAATAGGCTATATATTGTGGTATCGTAAACTTATCCGGGTCTTTTCCCGGTGAGAAAAAAGAATGCGGTTTAATGACTTTATAAATATACCCTATAGAAATAGAAGTGAAAACAACAATAGATAAACATCCGGAAGTCAAAGCTGCATCATCATTTACACTCAAATGCGTAAGAATATATCCAATTGCAGCTGTTAAAATGCCAAAATAGATAGCAAACAAAGTATATCCCCTTTCAGTTATAAGAGATTCTACACGGACAAGATCATTATGCCGAGCCATAGCTTGTTCATAATACCATTCGATAAGCGATAAATCGATTACTTTTAATTGTTCTGCTGTGAGTCTTTCCATTGTCTATCAAATTTTGAGCTAAAATACATTTTTCTATTGGCATTACAAATATATTACCATTATCTTTGTTGCTGTAACAAATAAAACTATAACCTATGAAATGCAAACTTGAAAAATTAGAAATCCCGGCAGAACAACCTTTTAAAAATTGTAAGCTAGATCGGGAGAAGTATGCTGATGTCCTTAAAGCGATTATCACTACATATGATAAAGGGTTCGTATTGGCTATAAATGGTAAATGGGGAACTGGAAAAACCACATTTGTAGAAATGTGGAAAGCATATCTTAAATTAGATCATTTCCACACACTGTATTTTAATGCCTGGGAAAATGATTTCATTTCAGATCCTCTTATTGGATTACTTGGGGAATTAAAAAAAATGAGTCCTCCCCAAAAAGCAGAAGAAGCATTAGAATCAGTTATAAATACAGCAGGAAAAATCATATTGAAAGCAGCTCCCGCAATGTTCAAAGGAGTAGTAAAGAGATATGCAGGTGAAGAAATAGTTAATATACTTTGCGATGGAATTGAAGAAGGAGCTTCAATGTTGAAAAAAGCAATAGAAAACTATGAAAACCAGAAGCGTAGTTTAGGCGATTTTCGGAAGGAACTCGAAAACTATGTCAATGAAATCTGCGAAAAGAAACCATTGATATTTATCATAGATGAACTTGATCGATGTAATCCACATTATGCAGTAAAAACTTTAGAACGGATCAAGCATCTTTTCAACATACCTAATATAGTATTTGTCTTATCCATAGATAAGGAACAACTAAGTAACTCTATACGTGGATATTACGGGAGTGATCTCATAGATGCAAATGAATATCTGAAGAGATTTATTGATATTGAATACACTTTACCTGATCCCAATGTACAAAATTTCTGCAAATATCTATTTGATTATTATGATTTCAAAACTATCTTATACCAGAATGAAGATCAAATGAATCATCATGAAACAAGTGCTATTGACAATTTATTACTGACTGCAACATCCATTTTCAAATACAAAAAATTAACTCTTAGACAAATTGAGAAAATTTTCACTAATATCCGTTTATCTTTAGCAATGTTCAAAAACAAGGATAAGATACCTACTAATTTATTATGTCTGCTAACTTATCTACGGATTTGTGAATTAGATATCTATGAAAAAATAACCCACAAAGAGTATAAAGTACAAGAACTTATAACTGAAATTGAGACGATTTTTCCTCAATCAATATTTGACCTTAGCACAAAGAAAAATAAAATAATGAATCGATTTTTTTATTTTACAATAGCACTTTTATTGGATAGTTATAGGACAACTGAATTCGGAAAAGAAGGTAGTCTATTAACCAGCCAAAATGAAAATGCAAGATTGTTTTCCACTGTAAAATTCATCTTTGAGCCCCAATTAGTCGATGCTATAAAATGGACTGAATCAAAACAGTATATCTTACCCTTAGATTCAATTACGACTAAGATTAATCTGTTTGAAAATCTTCAAACCTAATAACTATTTAAAAAATAAAATATCATACAAACAAATACCTTATCTTTGTCAATAGTAACAAATAAAGCCACACATGGAAACAAAAAAATTAACAGCTGCTGAAAGCACTCTGTCAGCTATGTCAAAAACAGTGCTAGTGTTAGGTATCATAGGTTCAATCTTTGTCTTCTTCTCGTCATGTATTGCGTGGGAATATTCCAGTTACTCTGGAGGTATAGTTGGGGCAGACGGAATCAATTGGTTAGGATTCCCAGCTCTTATCTATTGCATCATGGGTACCTTAGTCGGCTGGTCTGTACTTGCAATTCTCGTTGAAATCGCAATCAATACCCGGACAAACAATTCTCAATCTAATTGGAAGAAAGCCTTTGCCGTGATGGTAGCTGCCGGAGAAAAAGGGAAAGCTAAAGAAATTCTTTATCGTGGAATCATGGAATCAGAAGAATTTAAGCAGGTGCTAACCGGTGGAAATGAAAATTACCACAAAGAATGCATAGATGCTTTAAATAAGAAATACAGCGATCATCTTAAGGCTATCGGCGAAGACATATTCATAAATGTCGATGAGAACAAAATATATAAAGCATTTAAATAAAAATCTTAATATACTATGGAAACATATGATTTTATAGCCATCGATTTTGAAACAGCTAATGAACAACGGGATAGCGCATGCCAAATAGGAATTACTACTGTAAAAAACAATCAGATACATGAAGTGAAATCATGGTTAATCAATCCTGTACAATCATTCAACTATTTCAATACAATGATACACGGGATAACAGAAGAAATGGTACAAGATCAGCCTACATTTAAAGAGATATGGCCTGAAATTGCTCCCTATTTTGGAAATAACGAAGAAGGTAGTATCATCGTTGCTCATAATGCTACCTTTGATATAAACGTTCTTCTATGTATGCTGGAACGATACGAAATAAACATTCCCAAGGGGATATTTCTTTGTAGTCTAGCAATAGCTAGAAGAACCTGGATACAGCCGTCTTATAGCCTTTCTTCTTTATGCCAAGCTTTTAATATCCAACCGGGAAAACATGATGCAGGGGAAGATTCCAGAGCCTGTGCAGAAATTACTCTATTAGCAGCTAAAGAAAAAGGAATAGACTTAAGTAAACAACTTGAATCCGAAGAAGACTTAAACAATATAGAAAATAAATTCCAAGTTCATATTGGAATATTTAATGAGAAAGGTTATATCCCTTGTACATGTAAACAAAAACAAAAAGCAAATCAAATAAGAGCAATCAAAGGAGATGAGACAAAAAACAATCCTGACTCCATTTTCTACCAAAAATATGTAGTATTTACTGGAGCATTATCTTCTATGAAAAGAATCGAGGCCCAACAAATAATTGCTGATATAGGAGGTATAAACCAAAGTGGTGTGAATCGAGATACTAACTTTTTAATTGTTGGACAACAAGATTTCCGAGTTGTTGGAGAAGATGGCATGAGTAGCAAGCAAGAAAAGGCTATTAAAATGATAGAAAAAGGGGCTGAACTTGAAATCTTGTCAGAAGATGATTTTCTACACTCTATATAATAGAAAAAACTCCTATTTATTTGGCATTACCAAATATTATCCTCATATTTGTAGTGCCAAACTATTACAGAAATGCCTGTACCGAACGAGCCCGGTTAGATGCTCAATACGAAATTGGGCCTTTTTTATGTCCATCAGTTTGCTCCTGACATAAATGTCATTAGCAAATTCATATACGAAATAGTAGAAGTTTATTTATTAAACGAATACGGCTGTCTTTCCCACATTGTTATAATGCTCTTCGGTGGATTATACTGTGATAGTTTGGCGACTCGGGAATTGGCAGCCGTTCTTGCATCCAAATGGATGCAAGAGAACTTGCCTTTAACAGCCAAACTATCACAGTATATGAAACAAGTAACCCAGGGCACGAAATACGTGCCCTCCTTCCGTGCAAACGGAACAGACTTAAACACGCTCCAAGAGCGTTACTTCCGTGAATTGCAAAAAGACTGCGCTATCAATTCTGCATCAGACGCCTACTACGTCTCCGCAATAGCCTGCTTCTGCCTTACCTTTCTCTTTCCACCAGCCGTGATCGGTGCAGTTATCTGTGTCTATCGAGCAAAGAAGTGTCAGAAAGGAGGTAAAGCATGATGTTCTTTATCCACCATGTACAAACCTATCGGAAAGTAAATAACAAAGGCCAGGAGATGTGTGAATTCGCCCAGGCATACGATCGAATTCTAGTACAAGACAAATGTGCCATGGACTCTTTGAAATGTGAATTTGAAGAAGTAGTCAAAAGACTGAATGAGAAATACCCTAACCAAAAGGTCCTCAAATTCAATGGTCACCATGAAACGTCTTCCGGAGGACAATGGAGTGTAAAACTGGGAGATGACGACAACAACCCTGTATGCTATATCTCATACAGCAAAGTACGCGGCCATTACTCATTTGGAGAAGGCTCTCACCTACTGGAGCAGAAAGGAGATCAACCATGAAACCAACCGAAATTAATGGGATTATCCTCACCGATAATTGCATTGAATCAATAAAAACTATCCAGGAAGGAGAATATTCATGGATGGAAACCACTTTGGAAAAAGCTATTGACCTAGCTCTTGATATCGACTCTCCAGATATTGATTCTGTTAATCGATTAACGCTCATATCTGAAATCAGAATAATAAAGAAACATATTCAAGCAATAAGCAGTATTCAACACCCTAAAAAATAACATTATGAATAGACATGAAGCCCTGCAGTTAATAAACAAGTTACTGGATCCGGAAACACCGATGGATGAAAAGCAACGTGCAGCCGCACAACTTTCTGAATTAATTCGTATCTTGCTTCCAGAATCAGACGAAGAACGAAAATGATCTTAACGATAGTAACCATATCCGGAATAGTACTTCTGTGCCTGGCTTTCTTCAAAGTCTCGCGCTCCATCCTGGCAAAAGTATTTTGGCTTCTGCTCATGATTGCCTTGCTAGTTCTATTCCTAACCTTCTAACCTGTAGTTTTGTCCTTTATAGCCCGCTCGCAGCGGGCTATTTTTGTCTCCATAACCTAAACATTAAGCAGTTATGGAGTATGATCATTTTGCTTTTGGTGAAGCTTTGGCTTCATCTCTCAAAGATATTTCCCACACCAAACAAAGAAAAAGATTCTTCACTGCATTCGGCCTGGAGGACCTGATCAGTCTCGATGACAGTTTATCCTCCATTGACGGAACTATCCTAATCGCTGTTGACGGATACGAATCCGAATCCGAAAGTAACGAAGCCGACTCACTCAATGACAAACAAGTCTATTCATTCATTGTGGCCAAAAACACAATATCCGGAAATCCGGAAATGATTAACCAAGCAGCTAAACAGTGCAAGAGGATATGTAAACAGATCCGGAATAAATTGCTGAAAGATATTAAATATGTAGAACGCAATACTCAAATTAATGGTATTGGCCCGATCGGTGATAACTTCTATGGCACCGTCCTTACTTTCTTTATCAATCTCCCGGAAGAATTCATCGTCGATCAAAATTACTTTATATAATGGGGTTCTATAAACGAATGTCAGATAATCAGTCGGAGATCAAACGTTATAATGCAGCCCGACGAAAAGCGGATAAGCTATCTTCTACTCCTACCTCCCGACTAATCCGGATGGAGACCATCTCGGAGATAGAACGCTATAACATTGCCCAAGATGCCGACCGACTTACCGCATTCAATAAAGAGGTAGAACAATGGCAGGATGCTGTGAGCAAACAGCTCAAAGCTACCATTGCGTCCCGCAGCCTGCGTATAGCGCGTGAGCTACAACCCAAGACACATACTGATAAATACGGATTAATCAACCGACTTGGCTTTTCTTTTCCTCGTCATGGTGTCTATATTCACAAAGGTGCCGGACGTGGGCAAGGTGGTCTTATCGGAAGTAAATGGAGCTATCTGAAACGAATCAACGGAATGGAAATCAATACGAGTATCATCCGACATACTAATCCCGCATCGCTTGGCAAACAGAATGAAGGTAACCGGCAGGCTTACCATTGGTTTGATCCAGTTATCAAAAACCGTCTTCCGGAACTTGCCGATATCTGTATGCGCTATTTTGACACTATGCTTATCGACGCAACCAAAATATACATTGAAAAGTAAAGCCTTATGAACGACCTAAACCGAAGTATTAAAATATTTATTGATGGAACCGAAGCATCAGCCGGTGTCAAGAAGATAGAAGATGCAATCTCCCAACTAGAGAATAAAATATCTTCTCTTGATAAATCAGAATCGGGATATGCCAGAAAATCCAAAACTCTGCAAAAAGAACTGGAGAATAAGTATAAAACTCTCAATACTTATAAGCAAAAAGTAGCAGAGACCGACCGGATCCTAAAAAACCTCTCTGGAGCAACCTATGACGAACTGTTATCTGTCAGCCAAAAAGTCCGTAAGGAACTCCGTGCAGCCATACCTGGTACTGAACAATACAATGCAGCCCTAGAACAAAATAGGCGCGTCACTGAAGCAGTAGCCAGGGCACAAAAAAATATGCGTGTAGAAGTGGGTTGTCAAGCTAGTCCAATAGGAAAAGCCGTAGAACTGTTTAATAAATATGCTGCCGTTGTCACCACCGTCATAGCAGCTGTGACAGGCTTAACACTAAAGCTGAATCAACTTCGTGAAAAACGCAATGAACGTGAAGATGCCAAAGCCGATGTCGAAGCATTAACGGGACTTTCTAAAGACGACATTAATTGGCTGGAACAAGAAGCAATCCGGCTTTCCACTACAATTAGTGATTCCGGCATCCGGATCCGACAATCAGCAACCGAAATTCTTGATGCTTATAAATTGGTCGGTTCCGCTAAACCGGAGTTACTATCAAACAAAGAAGCACTGGCTGCAGTAACCGAACAAACTCTTATCCTGGCATCCGCTTCCGGGATGACACTGAAAGACGCAGTGGACGCAGTAACTCTTTCGCTCAATCAATATGGAGATGGGGCTGATCAAGCAGCCCGTTATGCAAATGTGATGGCAGCCGGTTCAAAATATGGAGCTGCTGCAGTTGAGTCAGTTACTACAGCCATTAAAAAGTCCGGTGTCGCAGCCAATGATGCTGGTATCCCTATTGAACAATTAGTTGGCACCATTGAAACCTTAGCAGAGAAAGGAATAAAAGACGAAGTCGCCGGTACCGGACTAAAAACGTTTTTCAACCGTTTGCAAAAAGGAGCAGATGACACTAATCCTAAAATAGTTGGTCTTGAAACAGCTTTAGAGAATCTTCAAAAGAAACAACTTAGCGTAAACGCTCGAATCAAAATGTTTGGTGAGGAAGCTTTTAGTGTTGCTACCGTCTTAACCAATGAAGCTGAAAAAGTCAAATACTACACCCAGGCAGTCACCGGCACCAGTGTCGTCATGGAACAAGCAGCCACCAAATCCGATACGGCAGCCACCAAGCTCGCACAAGCGAAAAACAAAATGAATGAGATGGGAATGGAGTTAATGGAAAAACTCAATCCCTCAATCATTAGTGCAGTAAACGGCACAGTAAACTGGACCAGAAAGATTATAGACCTGATTGGGTTCATGGTCAAACATTCGGGTATAGTCATCACACTAACAACTGCCATTACAACTTACTATCTAGCTGTGAAGGCCACTGAATTTTATGAAACCAATCTAAAGAACGCCAAACTACTAAGCATTGCTACAGACAAAATAGCAGAGAGCTGGAGCAAAATCAGGTTAGCCTCAATTTTGGCTTTATCTGCAGCCAAATATGCATTAGCCGGCAACACAACAATGGCAACGGCAGCCATGCAACGACTCAATGCTACAATGAAAGGAAACATGATAGGAATCATTATTTCATTGTTGGCCGCTGCAGCTATGGCAATCTATCAATTCACTAAACGATCCAAAGAAGCAACGGAGGCACAAGAGCAATTTCAAAGTGAGTTACTCAAAGAACAACGTTCGCTCAATAATTTGTTTGATGCTCTTAAAAGAGCAGGAGAAGGCACCGAAGATCGCCGTCGGCTGATTAAAGCTGTAAACGAAACTTATGGCCAGTATCTTCCTCATCTATTGACAGAAAAAAGTTCTCTTGATGATATCAACGACGCTTATAAACGAATAAACGGTTCTTTACAGACACAAATTGCCCTCAAAGTTAAAAATGAAGCAACGGATAAAATAGTCTCAAGTTCGATAAAAGAGCAGGCAACCGCCCTAGAAAACATTCGTAGCAAATTAGTAGGTTCACTAGGAAACGGTCAACTCGTCGACATGGTCATCAATGATTTAAAACAAACTACTTCTGAATTTCAAAAAGCAGGACAAGGTTGGGAGCAAGCCTGGGGACAGGCATATCATACCATCAGTTACAAATACTTTAAAAAACAATCTCTTAGCAATGAAATGGGAGAATATATGGAAGATTACATCAAAAGCGTATATGACATGGAAAAAAAGATAGCCCAAACTGAAGCTAAATTCAAGCCTTTCATAGACCGTATCAATAACAATCTTCTTCCAGAAACGGTCATTACCGGAGACAAGCCTGAAGAGAATAAGACAACTGAAGACGAAGATAAAAAGAAAAAGAGAATAAAAAAGGAACTTGAAGAAGAGAAAAAGCTATATACTCAAAAGCAAGCATTCTTAAAAGAGATGTACCTGGAAGGTGGAGATGAAACTCTACAAACTGAAAAACAGTTTCAAAAAGAAATGGAATGTATTCAACTCGAATACCTAGAACGTTCTTTGAAAATAGCCGGTACCAAGTCCAAAGAAGGCATTGATATTCAGAATCAAATAAATGATCTGAAACTCAAGATGCAAAAGGATCATGCTCAAGAACTACTCTGCGAAGAAACAACACAATATGAACAACAGCAACAGGACTTAAAAGCCCTGTATGCTTCCGGGAAAGATGAGAATTTAAATTCTGAAGCAGCATATAATGATGCAATGGAGCAACTTACTATTATGCATCTCGAACGAATGCTCTCTATCGCCGGTCTGAATGCCGAGCAACGAAAACAAGTTGAGAAACAACTCCTTGATTTCAAAGTAAAATGCATGAAGGAAGAACAAGCCGCCCATGCCAAGGCTAAAGATGCTGAACAGAAAAAAACTGCTGCACAAACCAAGAAAGAGCAACAGCAATACCAGGAACGTCTACAAACATACAAACAGTATGGTTCTGCACTTGGTTCTGCAATGGGTAACATCATCTCAGGACAAGAAAATGCGATGCAAGGCTTTGCGGATACCATGATTGATATTGTTTTCGACATATTAGGAAAGATCATTGAAGCAGAGATTATAAAAGCAACTGCTACTGCCACCGGTGCAGTAGCCAGGTCTACTGCTGAAGCAATGGCTATGCCGGATTCCGTTGCATCATTTGGTGCATCCGGAGCAGCCCGTGCAGCTATTCTCTCTGGTCTTATCATGGCAGCACTTGCAACCGCCAAAAGTGCTCTGAAAGGAATGGTTGGCGGTAAACATTCGTCCAGTTCTTCTGATTCTGATACATCTTCATCCGATGCTCCCAAGCGTGCAACCGTCAGTGTGTCACAATGGGCTTCCGGCCGCTACGATGTCATTGGTGAATCTGACGGTAAGAACTATCGGGACGTTCCTTATATTGGCCACACACAAACCGGTATTGTTCGACGCACTTCTTTAGTATCAGAGAATGGTGCAGAATTAATCATAAACTCTGAAGACTTATCCCGACTACAAAAACATATAAACTACCCTTTAGTATTAGGTGCGATCGAAGATGCCCGTAATGGTCATGTCCCCCAACGCGCTTCAGGTAATTATGCAGCTATAGACAATTCTATTCGGAATAGCCTAGAACCCCCTGAAACTGATATATCAGCAACCGAACTAGAGAAACTTATAAAAGAAATCGGAGCACTAATTAATACCCTTAAGAATCTCAAAGCATACGTCTCCCTGCGAGATATACGGAATGCCGAAGAACTAGACGAGAAATCCAAGAAACCATTTACCCGCTCAACTAAATAGTTATTATTATGGCACTAAGAATATCAAACACATCTGGAACTTTCGACTTACCGCAAGACTTCAGTACAGAAATCGAAGATAGCTCACCTATCTATAATGAGCGAGGGTCACAGTCCATAGCTGCCACTATTCCCGGTACAAAGAAGAACCTCAATCTAAATAAATATATCAACCGGACTGATATTGATAGTGCACCGGTTACGGACGAACGTGTGACCATCAGTGATGGTGTTTATCATCGAATCGGTAAGATGAATACAACAAAGGCTTCCGAGAGTGACGGAATCACCTTCAATGTTGGTTTTGGAGAATCCGAATTATACAGCATATGGGAAGATGTTTCCTTGCAGTCCATCACCCTGCCAGTTCTACGACCTGCCGGAGGAGTGTCCGAGCTGATACCATATATTATAGAACACAGCCTGAAGGATGATTCCCCTTTTTGTCTTTTCCCTGTAGCCGTTACTTGTAATCGTAAGAAAGACAATGATACAGTTACAGATTATCCGGAATTTATTAATAACTATCGTGATGGATATTGGTGGAAAGCGCGAACAGAAACTTTTTTCATTAGCGGAGATCCTGTGGAAGTATCGCTTCCGGAAGGATATGGAATAGTCCCATTTATAAAGGTAAGCTATATATTAGAGGCCATATTCTCAACATACGGATATACTGTAACCGAAAACCCATTTGCCAAGCACTATCAACTCAGTCAATTAGTCGTGATTAGTAATGCGGCAGACTGTTGTGTAAAAGGAGAATTGAAGTATGCAGATCTCATGCCTGACTGCACAATCAATGAATTCATGCAAGCCTTGTGGTGTCGCTTCGGCTTGCTTTACTTTGTAGATGGAAACACACGTAAAGTCAGACTCAAATTCATTCGTGATATTCTTAATTCCAAGGCTGCTTCAGACTGGACATTACAGAAAGCCTCCAAACCTGTTATCAATTTTGAAGCCCCCCAACAATTAAAATTATCAGCTGCTACAAACGTACGAGGAGAAGATCCAAAATGGACGGCAGCTCCTGTAGCTGATTCACTGGATAAATTCTTAAAGCCATATCATTATATTGTCACGACTAAAGCGGATGGATACCTGACTTATTCTACAGAAAGTGGATTATATTATAAAACAGACAACATAACCGGACGTACAGAATTAGTATCAACGGATTTCTTCCCTTGGGATCGTGGAGCAGATATGGCATATAAAGAAATTACCTCTATTGATGAATTTTTGCCTTCTGTGACGGAACGTTTTAAAGGAAACATATATAAATATATACGAGTACCCTATTATCTTTTTGGCAAAGTACATCGATATACTACTATATCCAGTTCTGATATTGAATTATCGGAGAAGTTGGACTACCAAACCCCTCTTGCGTTTTGTTTTTCTCTCTTCGATACAAGAGATCGGGTTACTTATGGTTCACAGATTTGCCTTGATATATTCGGAAAGCCGGTATTACACAAAGAGAACGGGAAAGCTTGTGAGATATCCCTTCTATTCGTTGGCCAATATGGACTGTTCAATCACTTTTGGAAAGAATATGATGCAATTCTTCGTCATGCCAATCACTACATAGAAACAGATATGCATCTATCTACCCAACAATGCATGAATCCGGACTTCTCCTCTCCTATTTTATTGGACGGTCAACGAATGTTGCCTGATACTATCCGATACTCGTTACCAAGAAATTCTTCTTTCCCTGCAAGCGTTAAATTACGAACCATCAAGTTACTTAAGCCATATAACCTGGAAGAAGAACAGATGGTTCCTATCGTAGATCAGAAATACAAGTGGGCGTTATTCGATAACAAGAACTCCGTTGTAGAAGCTGCAATAAAGCCTCAAAGAGATGCCTGGAGAGATGAAGCAAATAGGGATGGCAATAGTTTGTATGATCTACAATATAAAAATGTATCTACAGATACCATAGATATAAAAGTACCTCTTTCAGTACCTACTGAAGAAGATTACAATAATAAAAAGGAGTATTTCATTAGGAAAGTCAATTATAGTTTCGATCTATATTACCGAATCAGGTATTACCTCGGTGCAACGCCTGATGGACACCTCCATTATGAGATTAGTGATTCGAGAGGAGGAGTACATTATGATCTGCAGTATGATCAATCATTGCGTGCAGAGTTATTATAAAATGTCCTTTATATCTTACAGTATAACTCACAATTTTGCAATATGAATACACCTGAAACTATTACAACAGCAATACAGTCGAATGACATTGAAAATATGATCATCAGCTATCAAGAATATACAGGGAACGCAACTGCTACATCTGATGACCTTTTCATTTTTCTCTCTCATCCAACATCCGAAAGAGAAGAGTTCCTGCATATCCACTGCATTTGTAATTACCAGGTACAAGAACAAATCGTTTCACCTAACTATCAAGTAAAATGAGTTTGACTGCAAACATATATCCTACAAATATGGCATTAACCGGCAATCCCATTAAATTGTCGATTAATAGTAGTTCTTTAGCTACTTATACCATTTTAGTTGGGGAAAAAGAAATATTTACCGGTAGTGGAGAAGGTGATTTTTTCGTTTTCATTCAAGATATACTTGCCGATATAGTACAACCGGCAGTACTATATAATGAATCGGAAGAGGTTCTGCTACAAGCAGAGGATTGTTCTCACAATGTAACCATCAATGTATCAAACAGTGAACAGAACAAGTTAACAGTCTCACTGAAAGTATTTATCGGTGGAATCAGTAAACGGATGTTGCGCCATCTAAATGATGAAAATAAAAATGTGTTCATTTGGAAACTGATGAATCCCGCAGGTAACTTCTTCCAAACGACCAGGACTTCTGATAAACTTATCACAATCCGGGAAACAGAAATACTACCTCTCCCCTTTATCTACCCCGATGGCGGTATATTGAGAGTAATTGCAAATGGAACGGAAACCGCCCTGATTGGAGTGGCCGGACAACCGGTTGCTCTCAATCTATATCGTCTCCGGAAACAACTTTTCGACACTCACCATATTCTTGCATCAGTATTTGAGATTTATGTAGGAGAAACCAAATCCTGTACGATAGTAATTACTCCAGGAACAATAAGCAGAGAAAGGTATCTCTTACAATTTCTCAACTCGTATGGTTCTTATGAGTTAATCGAAATAACCGGTACCGGCAGCATAAAACGTGAAGCTGAAAAAGAAAACGCATTCAATCAGTATGATGAAATCATAGATGACTATGTTGAATCATGGGAAAGATTATCCGGTCGTGAATCCATGACGGTAGAATCCGGATATCGCACGAACGATGAACTGATACATCTGATTGACATGCTATCATCTGATGACATCAAACTTCTCGGGCTGGATGGACGAAATATAAGGGTAAATGTCACAGCTGACAACCTGACAAGGGCATCCCGTGCCACCGCTCCGGAGAGCGTTAAATTATCCCTTCGTTTTGCTGACTCAGAACAGCGCTACACTGGCTCATTCACCGATGACGATTTGGGATCACCGCGAATACATACCGAACAGTTCACCAAACATTTTAATTGATATGTCAACACAACAGGATATCATAGACCAACTGATAGACTACATTGACAAAGCCATTTTGAAGAATAGTGTTTCTAATCGGCATGTCGCGACAGTATTATCTTTCTTGAATGAGAAACTGAAAGATTTTGCTGCAGGAGACACTTTTTTACGTCGTAACCAACCGGATCGTACCCTTTTCTTATTGCAATTGCTAGGAGGACTTGAGGTTGAAAGTGGAGTAAAAGCTGATAGTATTAAGATTCTAAATGAGCTGTTTGCTAATACCGCCTCTTTCACTGGAAACATCTCTACTTCGGGAGATATCTCTTCTTCAGACTATGCATGTAAAATGCTGGGATGGTTGATATCAGCCACCGGAGATGCAGAGTTTAACTCTGTACGCATACGCGGCTTCCTAGAATCAGATGAGTTTAGATATAATCGTATCTCGGTAGTAAGTGGAGAAACTTGGAATGCACCAGGTGGGGGCATCATAGAAGACGTAGATCCACTGGAGAGAATTATCTATTTGAAATTAGAACCTGGAGAACTGGCAGAAATAGAGGTTGATGACATCTGCAAAGGAAAATTCAATGATTCGGTCACAGGTTTTCACACCTCTTATTTCCGAATTACTGAAAGAATTGATGAAAAGACTTTCAAATATATACTCCGTAGCGGGACTATACTTCCGCCACAAAAGGTCATGCACTTTGTCGCATACGGCAACTTTACAAATGAAGATCGACAGAAGTCCAGCTATTCTACGCAAAATTATATCCGCTTCCTGACAGGAGTAAATAATTGGGAGATAACGAAAGATATGATCGCCATGCAGCTTGGTGATCTATCTAATCTGAAATTGTTTGGTATCGACATGACCGGACATTCGGCGTATTTGCGCAATGTGTACATGACCGGGATAATCAAACAGATTTCCGATGATGGAGTAACGGAAAGCCGCGTCCCCTGTTTCAAGGGAGAATGGGCCGACGGCACTTACTACTATTACGATGAAGTAACACATGATGGTTCATCATGGATTTGCATCTCCGAGAAACCAACAACGCAGGAACCATCTGAAGATGCAACAGACTGGCTGGAAAAGTCAGCAGCAGGCAAAGATGCGGTAGTGGTTAACATAATGAGTTCTAACGGGAATATCTTCCAAAATGGCTCTGTATCTACTACTTTGACAGCCTATGTAACCAAGGGTGACAGGGATATAACAGATAGCGTTCCGGCTTCTCGTTTCTCATGGGAAAAGGAAAGCAACAATAAAGATACCGATAAGATATTTAATGAGACTCATGTCGGGCACGGGCATGTGTTGACACTTACCCCGGATGATGTTTGGGGACGTGCTACATTTAATTGTATTGTTTCACTTTAAAAATAAATTATTATGCCAATCGCAAGAGGACAAATTACCATCGTCGATTTGAACGACGCTAAATCAATGAGTATGTATTTGGGAAGCAACCAACCGTTAACCCAAATCTTCAACAAAGAAAACAGTTCGTATGTACCGAATTGGACGGCTTCACCGTTCTTGGTTATAACTCCTGAACTGTATGTATCCGGTACAACAACAAACGTAATCAGCCGATTAAAAGCCGCTCCGACCTACACGATCAATGGCGGAGCGATTACAGCTTTTGGCGGTACGGTTGCAGCTACTTCGCCTTATGCTTTGACGATCAAAAACAACATGACTAGCGCATCGCAGTTAAAGGTGGAATGTTCCGGTATTTATGTTGACCCGAACACGAAGTTAGAAACCCCTGTAAAAGCAGTTATCAACTACACTAAGACAGAGAACGCCGGTCAATTAATCGTCGCCATCGCCTACGCTCCAAAGGGGAATGTATTCAAAAACGATCAATCCTCAACATTAACGGCTCATTGCGATATGTGGCGAGGTAGCAGCATTGACGCTGATAAAGTGTCGTATCAGTGGCACAAGTTGAAATCGGATGGTACTTGGGAATCCCTAGCAGCTTCGAACGCTTACGGTATTACCGGAACAACTACGAATGAAATAACTATTCCGGCTAGTGCTGTTCTCAATTTCGAATCGTTCAAATGCGTAATTAAAGACACGGATACAGCGAGCGGAACATATAACACGTCGGTAAGTGATATTATTTCGTTCTCCGACCTTTCCGATCCGTATGTAATCGAAGTATCTTCCACTACTGGTGATAAACTAGTGAATGGTCAAGGCAGTACGACTATCAAGGCAACTGTTTGGCAGAACGGAGAAGCATTTGCGGACAGTGCCGCCGACACGAAATTCACCTTTGACTGGAAGAAATACAATAAAGACGGTACACAGGATACTGCCTGGGGAACTTCCGGGGTGAAGACCGGCAAAACAATCACTGTTCAAGCTTCCGAAGTCGATGTAAAGGCGACATTCATCGTTGAACTTTCATTAAAATAACAGCATGATTGTAGCAAGAGGGCAAATAACGATTAGCACTACCAAAGACGGTCAATATCCGGTACAGGAGTACGCAAAGTCTACATCCGGTACTGTTGCGCCTACAAGCGGGTGGAGTAAAACTCCGCCTTCTTGCGGCACAAATGAGTACTTATGGATGCGCACAGGCGTGGTTATTCCCCCGGCTACGTCTCCCGCATCATGGGCTACCGTTCGACTTGGGGCGGTAGATGGAGGAAAAGGAGATACCGGCTTATCCGGTGCTCTTCTTCGTCCCCGTGGTATATGGAAAGCTAATACATCCTATGTCAATAACTCCCAGTACCGGGATACGGTTATGTATAACGGTAATACCTATGTTTGCCGGACAGACCATACCGCCGGAAGCTCGTTCGATGTGACAAAGTGGACTGTATTCAATGAGTTTATTAATGTGGCTACCGAAGTGTTGTTAGCCCAAAATGCCACCATTGACATTTTGGGAACTTCGGGAATCTTTGTGGGGAATTTGGAGAAAACGCAGGGCTGGATCATGACCGAAGGTGCCATCAAGCATAATGTAACCGGCCTTGAATTGACAGTCGATGGCCGACTAATGAATCCTGATGGATTGGAGTTCTCGGTAGGAGGAATTGAAAATGCGGTGCAAGGCACGATGCAAAGTGGGGACAATATCGTTCCGAACAGTGATTACTCAAAACAGGAAGAAACTCATCCCGGATGGAATGAAAACCTAAACGGAATAATCTCCGCTTCTGGGTGGAGTGACTATGATGGAAGCGTATCTAATCCCAACCAGGGATATCATGCACATTTGAATACAAGCAAATTCGCTTTTCCTGTATTTGAATTCAAAACTCGATATACCAAACCGGGTGGTTTAAGTTATACGAATCTTGATAGCTATGGTTCATGGACGATAGACGGAGTCTTTCGCAAGTCCCCTACTATCACACATAATCAAATCACAAGAGAGAAAGTGACTTTCTATACAGATACCGCCAATGCGATTGTGCAACTTGAAATTAAAGTCAGTTCGGAAAGCAATTATGATTTCTTGTTTGTCGGTAAGTTAGATGATGCAAACGCCAGCTATTCAAGTTATCAGGATCGTATTTCAGGGACTATCACAAGTAAGATCATATCTATAACCGTTGCAACACCCGGTCAGCATTTTATAATTATAGGCTACAGGAAGGACGGTTCAGGAAGTACAAATAGCGATTGCGGTTGGTATCGTATGGTTTCCGGTTATGTGGCTTCATCTTCTAATATATCACGTAACTCCAAGACATCGGTAAATATTGAACGGTATGTAAGTGATATGCAAGTAGGTGACGAATACCAACTGAACTTTGAGGTTTATTCCGATACGAGTGCTCTGAATATCACATATTCCGTTGATGGGAATTCGGGACAGAAAACATTTTCATCTTCGGAACTCAACAAGTGGGTGACTGTTACGAAAACCTTCCTTGTAAAAAGTACAGCTTCAATACCTAAGCTAACATTTACAGTAAGTCCCAATACTGGTACGGGCTATCTTAGAAATGTCTCCATCAAAAGACTAAGCGGACTCGCTAAAGAATTAATCAAAACCGGAATTGATATCACACGAAATAAGATTGTACTTACAGCTGATACAATACTCATGCAAAATAATTCCGGTGAAGAAATGGCTATGTTTACTACCGGGGCTGATGGAAAGAGCCGTATCAAAGTTGACTTTATTGACGTAGAAAATATTGTTGCTAAGAAACTTGATGCTACGGAAGGCACAATTGCAGGATTTAAAATTTCGAATAATAGCATAGGTAATGGGGCTGTTGACGGAGACTCAACCGACAATATGTTTCTATATAGAAACATGATCGGGTTCAATAGTAAAGATAGGCAAGCTATTGTAGGACCGTTCAATTCGTTAGGGGTTGATTTCCTCGGTCGTTTCTACGATCATCGTTCCAGACCTTATGATATTAATCGAGGTTTAGTAATTAGTGTGTCAGGTGGACGTGATAATATAGCTCTCGACCTCGCCGGAGGTCTTATTGTCAATGGAGTAAGAGGAATTGATGAATTCTTCAGTTGTGCCTCCGTTTGGAATAATGGTAGGCAGCAGACTCGTGTGTTACAGTTTAAAGACGGGATTTTATATAATGCATATTGGGGATAATTTAATAATAAATATAATCATGAAAATAGACTTTAGAACGATTCAAGTAAAAGACATCGAAGGGAATATTGTTCCTTTCGATATTAGTAAAGTGTTAGGTAATACTATCTATCAGAAAACAACCGATTTGGGCGAATTGGAGTTAGCCCAACAAATCTACAAGAACGGTGAAGTTGAGCTATCGACAGAACAGGCAGAGCGAATTAAAGAGTATGTGAAAAACTATTTTGCCGCCATTGCGCAGGTTGCAGTGAATGAGGCTTTATCAACTAAATAATCAAATATGAATAGTATTGACTCTATTATAATACATTGTTCAGCAACCAAAACTGGACAAAACTTCAAAGCGAAAGATATTGACCGAATGCATCGTGAACGAAATTTCACAATGATAGGCTATCACTATGTTATCGACTTGGATGGCACTATCGAAGAGGGCAGACCACTTAACATGGAAGGTGCACATTGCAACACCAAAGGCACTTCAGGTCTGTCGTATAACAAGCACAGTGTTGGTATATGTTACATAGGTGGTTTAGACGCTAATGACAAACCAGCAGATACACGTACTGAAGCACAAAAGAAAGCTCTCATTGAGCTAGTGTCCCGACTCAAGCTACAATTTAATATAATTGAAATACTTGGCCATCGAGACACTTCACCTGACTTGAACGACAATGGTATCGTAGAACCAAGCGAGTGGATTAAATCTTGTCCCTGCTTCAATGCGGCAGTCGAATTCGGCTACTCCCCTACAGTGGTCATTCGTCCTTAAAGCTAAAAACGTACGAGCGTATTATATTTTGTACCAAACAGTGCAAAAATTGTACGCTCGTTATTATTTGATATTCAGAATAATAATTATCTTCTGCACAAATGTACAATTTAAAAAGCAAAACTGTTAAAGCACTGTACTCCTTCCTGCTTGCTTTCGTTTAAGACATGGGCATATACCAAAGTCTCTTTCAGATCTGAATGTCCTAGTATCTCCTTTAAGGACGCTATATCTTTAGTTTTACGTAGAAAAATGGTAGCGAAAGTATGCCTCCCGACTTTATGAGTAAGATTCTTTCCTATTCCGGCGATTACTGCTATCTCTTTCAGAAACCGGTTCATTGTTTGATCAGCCGGCAACTTCTCAAATACTGGGCCTTTCTTCCTGGTACCAACAATATTTTTTAGTAGTACACGAAGTGGATCCGATATAGGTACCTGAATAGGAAATGGTTTCCTTTTCTTTAGTTTCATCCGAAAATACGTCAATGTATTATCAGTAAACTGCTCAAGCGTCAACCCCTTTGCATCTCCTATATGTAAAGAGCTAAAGCACAGAAATAAAAACATTTCTAAGGTTTTATGATGCTTATAGTCCAAGCTCCCATCCGTGTATAGCTCCATTAAAGACTGCAACTCATCTTCTTGTAAGTATTCTCCGGAAGGAAGCCCCTTCTTTATCTTCCAACTTTTAAAAGGATTCTCGTCCATATAGCCAGCGTTATAAGCAGCCAGGACATACTTTTTAATTGTGGCCATGTTTTTGTTTGCCGTATTCTGATTATTTCCAAGCTCTGTCATCAGATGAAAGAAGTATTCGTCCAACCACTCCCTGGTTATATCATCAAAATAAAGGTTAGGATTATATTCCTGCAGTTTTTTTATGACAGATAAGTTAGTCTTGAAAGTTGAATCTTCAAGTTTAAGCGATTCCTTTTTTTGATGGTCTCGTACGAACTCGAAAAAAGTATTGTAGTCAGTTGGACGATGGTAGGCTTTAAGAAAAGCATCACGGGTAAGTTTCCGGTCACGAAGACGGTATTTTACGAAAACATTGTTTATCCTGGCTAATATATTTTCTATAATCAGGTTTTTGTCAGTGCTTTGTTTGTCTCCTACTCCTACACACTTCTTCTTATCATTCCAGTTCTTCAGATCGACCGAAACCTTCGTTGAAAAGTTTACTTTTTCACGATTAACGTAAAAAGACAGCCAAACGACTCCGTTGGATGGGTCGCTTCCATATGTTCTTAGGTATATTTTTATAGAAACCATGATCTACAATGGTTGCTTTTGCAGGTGAAAATAGACCAACGGTCTACACCTGCACAGTTTGTTACACAAATGTAGAAGTAGTTAATTATCTGTGTGTCAACAAATAACAAATGCCGGATACATTTCTGTATCCGGCATTTTGCCTTCTCCGAGGTTCCTGGCGGATTCGAACCGCCGTACACGGTTTTGCAGACCGCTGACTAAGCCACTCATCCAAGGAACCATTATTTCTCGTTTGCGGTTGCAAAG